ATAAATTATGACACTATTTTACGAGAGCATTTCCCTCATCTCTAACACGACAAGTTCATACAAGTCGCATTGGTCTTCAGTAATTTCAGAAAGTCTCATCGGTCTACCGAAAATAATTTCAACCTTTTTAAGGATTTTCTTCGCGTTGTCTGGGTCAATAGCTACCAACTTATTCCAAAGTTCTCTTGCTTCTTCGCTAATTTCTTCAAATGAACGACTCTGTTCGATAATTTTTTCCTGTTTGTCAACTACCACAACACCATCAAGTTGTTCAGCCTTGTCAATGGCATCACTAATAGCATCAACAAGTTCTTGATAACCAAATTTAATCTTTGGTGCAAGATACTTAAATCTTGAGCCTGCGAATAATGTTGGAGTTTCCCTTGTATAAAGCCAGCGCTGATTTTCACCATCTTTGTATTCATTACCGATATAACCGATAATATCAACAATACCATTACAAATCTCAGCGGCACGTTTAGGAAGCTCTGGTGAGATAATCTCAATTTCACTACCATCGGCTGTCTTTTCAATACGAGTAGCGTTATGAGCAATGAGAACTACACCATAACCAAGTTGTGTAATTTTCCTGAGAGTGGATTCAAATTCCTTTTTACAGGCAACATATCCAGCGCCCCATTCGATATCACTAATTTTCTGAACACCATGCTGCGCGCAGATATATTGTTCGCACAAATCCCACGCGATTGATATAGTATCAATGATGATTGTTTCGAAACGTTCACGAGCCTCAGGTTTTTCAAGTTGGCGAACAACCATCTTAAAGTCTGACCATTTGACGATATCCTGAGCAAAGATACCGCCAATGGCATTATAGCCTTTTTCAAAGGCACACAGAAGAGCTTTTGGAAATTGTGTTGCCGCAGTCGTCTTACCAGACTTGGCTTTACCATATAAGAGCACATATTTCCCCTTCAGGTCACGACTAATAACTGTCGGAGTAAGACTTAAAATATCAATAGCCATGTCTTAAGTCCTCCTTAAAAACCAAGGTCATTAACGTCAATACCAACAGAAGTCGCAGGGGCTGGTGCTTTCTTGTTTTTTCCTTTTTCCTTTAATTCGTTCAGTCTTTCCTTACGTTCTGCAAGGGCTTTCTTAATATCGTTAATATCGAAGGCAAAATCTCCTTCGAGCGGGTTTTGTGAGCCACCTGTAATAACGAGTTCGCTAAGTGAAGTTGTTACGACACGTTCAATAGGCTCACCAAAGTCTACTTCCTGTGTTTCAATGTGAGTCTGGGATGTGAAATTCAGACGACCATTCGCCTTAAAGGTTTCATTAACCTGCCAATACTGCTCGATAGCATCAATAACGTTGGGGTTTGTTGCTACGAGTTTGACTACATCAACTTTCTCGCCATAACGAGGAACAATAGCTGTAACTTCAAGCTTCTTGGGTTCAACTTCAACACCTTCTTTGTCAACGGCATAGGCGATATTAGAAACTACGAATTCTAATGAGAATGTTGCCTCAGGCTTAAATGTACCTGTAGCACGAGCTACGAATGAAGTAGTGATACGGGGGAAGGAAATGAACTGACCATTCTGTCCAAAATATTCATTCATGTCGATACGAGCACTTGTGATACGAACCTTGTCGGGTTCAACACCGCTAGTCGCGGCAATCGGGATTGAAACGTACTCATTCATAACCTTTTCAATGGACTCAAATGAAGGGTTAATTGTACCCTTTTTGGTATACTTTGTAGCAAACATATGAACGGGAATTTCTAACGTTGTTGGCACACCATTAATTAGCTGGTCGACCTGAACCTTAATCACGCCGCCAATCGTTTCTACGGGCTTACCATCTTTCACGAAAGAACCATACTTTAAATCAATTTCTGAAAGAATACCTTCAATTTTTACTCTGTTTTCTGCTTCTCTTAACATTTTTTTTCTCCTATTTTATTTATTGGTTCTTTTTGATTAATTGGCTCCCTTGCGGGAGTCTACATCAAAATTTAATTATTCCGCGTCTTCACTTGGAACAAAAGCCTTACCTTCTTCAGTCAGAACAACGTATGTTACAGGCTTGTCAGAACCTTCAACAGTAACCTTGTCACGCTCAACCAGACCTTTCTTCACTAGGTCATTCACGGTTGCATTGATTGAACGAGATTCACGACCGGTTGCCTTACAGATTTCCTCTATGCTCACACGGGCGCCATTTTCCTTAACGTAGTTAAATACCTCAGAACTTTTTTCAGTTAACTTCATAATTTCGTCTCCTTTTTAATAAAATTTTTTTATTCTCGCCTCATTTTTAGTCTGGCGACCGACTTGATTTATATTAAGGCTAACAGAGAGGTTTCTC